TACATGTGGGTGTCTTTGTGCCCACTTGTAACGAATCCAGTCTTCCTGATTAACAGGATTTCCATCCTCGTCTGTTGAAATATCTAACTCTACTCCTGCAAAAGGAACATTGATAGATAGTTCTGCCCAATATTTCTTTTCATGCTTAGGCCAATCTACATGATCAGCACCTACATCAAGTAGGCCATTTAAATGCTTTTTGCACTCGTCTGCGCTAAAAGCCCTTAGAGGTTGTCTATCTTTATAAACACTACTAAGGTACATTCTTGATTCTAATTGAATCTCTTTAGGCAAGAAACTCTTAGTCTCTTTACGCCTTAAAATTACTTTTTTTATCATTTTTATAGTTCTTTAAATTAATTTTCCATTCAGGTTTGTAAGAATACTCAACCCTACTTTTTATGTAAATAGAGATTTGGGGGGTTATAACACCCCCCTCATCTCAGAGAAACCAGATATATAGACTGCGATTAACGCCTCTTACGAACGTACACACTCAATGTCTAGTGAAGTATCAAATCTCTTCAATACAATACCACCAGTTTTCAACATGTGTACAGACGCCCCGTCTACATCAGATGCACGTAAATCTGATTCTGCAAACCCTTTAGGTACTACAGATCCAGCTACTGCCCATCTTAAATACTCACGACCTTTCTTGTTGATCATCTGAATGTTGGCTTGGCCATCATAGTTAGAGTTATCAACAAATACCATACGGTAAGATTCTAGTGAATATCCTGTAACAGGGTGTTTTGAACGAGCCTGTGCAACTGGACCGTGGTCAAACATATCATGTTTAACTACATTTACTACGTGTCCATCCACGTGCTCGTATGTTGTAAAGTAACCAGTCAATCCTAATGAACGACCAGTACCTGTGATGAATCTATTCTCGCCACCAACCTTAAATGAGTTAGCAGTTGCTCCAAAATGATTCTTTAACGCCTCATCAAATTCTCTCATACCACCTGTTCCAGTGTAAAGAGTAATTTGCTTTTGAGAAGCATCAGTCATTCCGTAGAATAAGTCACCAATAATATTCTTCAACTTGTTTTCAGTTAAAGTAGAGTAAGTATCCTTGTTAATGATTTGTTGTAATAAACCAGGACCAGCGATAACAGGTTGTCCGTTTTCGTCTGTCATAGTAGTTACACCATTATCATCATAAGTCTTCTCACCATACATATACATCAACTCACACTCTTGTTTAAAGTGTAACATGTGCTGATATTCTTCATAGTCCATCCATAATTTAGTAGTTGAACCTTCTTTAGTTGGTAATTCAAACTCAGCAACATAGTCTTTTGCGTTACCAGACATGTGGTAAGATTTACGTACCGTACCAATTTTGTTACGGATTAAACCTGGCGCAGACCAGTTAGAAGCGTTACCTCTTGAGAAGTCAACTCCTACGTTAGCATATAATTGACCCCACATAGCACCGTTAGTAACGTCTGCTTGAGGAACAACTAAAGTTGTACTTGGATTAACTAATTTTAAGTCGTACTCATAAGCACCATTCACCGCGCGTGGTTCAGCCATAATTCTACATAGTACTCCTGATTGAGAAACTAATGTGTATGGGAAAACAAACCATTTGTCTGGGAATGTTACGGTGAAGATTGCTCCACCTTGTCCTTGATCTGCACCAAGGCTGCCTACTACAGGACGAATATGTTGAGTGTGTGATTTAACACGATACTCGTATTCAAAGCGATCAATAGATACAGTGTTACCTACACCTTCTGTCAACATAGTCAAAGGAAATTTTCTATCCTCACGTCCTGCGAGATGAGTAATGATAGGAGAAAGCTCAGTTGGCTTTTCCATCAACGCATTAACTAACGAATTAGTGTCAGTCATTTGCGAATCATTGTAATAAGTTTTTAATACTCGCATTTCAATTTAAATTTAATGCTATAGGTTCCTTCCTATAGACTTGTTAAGCTAAGGTCTAGATTATCTACATCAAATGATTTAGATCCTCCTTTACCTTTTGCACCTTTTACAGATCTCGTACTTCTCTTGATCTGCTTTCTCAAGGTTTTAGCTGTTTCTGTTTTAGCTTTTGCCTTGATCATATCTTCTAATTTAAAGCCTTTGAACATTAGATAGTCAATTGCTAACCTAACATCCATCTCAGCACCCTCATGATCTAGATCACGTTGTGTGTTGCCTTGTTTGTCAACTGGCTGAGATATATAGTCAAAGAACTTTTTCTTATCTTTTTGTTGTACTACTATTCCTGAGAACTCTCTAGACTCCTCAATAGTTTCACTTACATTGCTCCAAAAATTTTGTGCCTCCTGTCTTTGCTGGGCTGAAGCTTGTTTCTGTGCTTCCATTTGATGAGCTCTCTGTGCTTGTTCGTATTTTAATAATGCTTCTTTTGCTTTTACAGACTTATCATATAATTTATCAGTAGATGCATAATCTTCTAATAATTCTGCAATAAAAGAATCATCGTGTCCTTTTACTCGGAAGTATTCTACAAGTACAGCTTGTTGAGCATTTACATTATTTTCTGTAAGATTAACATTTGCTACTGTATTTAGCCTATTGCCTTGACTGTAAAACTCTGAAGAATCACCACCGTTTAGAACAAACTCTAAATGTTGTTGTATCTCAGGAAACTGCTCAAACAAATTATCCAACTGATCTTCAGCCATTGTTTGTGCTACATCCTGTGTCATTTGAGTAAGACCTTCTACAGTGTCTGCGTAGTCTCCTTCCAATTCATATCCAAGATTTGTAAGAACTTCACCAATTACGGTGTTATCTATTTCTCCATCTTCTGCAGACTCCGTAGCCTCCACGCCATCATCTGCTGCTGAGTCATTTGAAGTTTCTTCAACTTCCTCTTCTTCCTCGTCGTCTGTGTCAATGTCTTCAACTTCTTCTCCTGATTCTTTGACTGCTGCATCTTCATCAAGTTCATTAGTAGTTGTTTCTTCTACCGCAAGCTCACTGGCTACTGCTTCTTCACCTGTTGTTGCTACACCTCCATCAATAAAACTATCGAAAGAAATGTCGTCCAAATTTAGTTTCTCTTTATTGTCCATATTGTGCAAATTTAATATTAATTACTATAATTTTTATCTAACATATATCTTTTACTATATCTTTTATAATATAGCATTTATTTATTTTTATTTTTAATTTTTCTTAATTTTTTACGTGTTCCTCCCTTTTTAAATTTAAAATTAGGATTATCTTTAAGCAGTTTAAAATATTCATCTTTAGATAAAACTCCTTGTGGTGTTCTAACTTGAAAACCTTTTGGACCAAATATTGTAGTAATATTGTAGCCTCTACTTAACATATTAGGATTAACAATAGATCCTGGCATTATCTTAGCAAGATCATCTGTATTTTTTCCAACTGTTGTAAATACACCTGCACCCAGTTCTGTAGGTAAATCATATTGACCTGTAGCTGGATTCCATTTTCCTACATTTTGGGTGTATGGAAATTGAAAGTCTCTTAAAATATCTGTTCTTTTATTAATTGTGCTAACACTTTCTGGTCCTACGAGAGGATTTCCTCTACCCATCTTTACTACATAAGGATTTTTTCCTCCATATAAACTTAGTAAATTATTTGGGTCATTTGTCCCTCTACCTGAAATAAATCTTTGACTACTAGTAGTATTTAATACATCAAAAGGGGTTTCTTTTTGTAATTGTGAATATCCTGTGCGTCTTCCTGTAGTTTTTACGTTTGGTATTGTTGTGCCATACTCTGCAGCTTTAGCTATTTCATCTGCACTTGTTCCAACAGGAACATCTACTACTCTGTATAATGTATTTGGATCTTCTATTTTTATGTCTTTCCCAGAAGGTTTAGATTTAGTAATAATATTTACATTTTTAAAATCAGAAGGTTTTTTACCTTTAATTAAGTCTTTTACTTTTTTAACGACTCCACCAGAAATAAATGGTAGCATAAATCCTGCACCATGTAAAGCTGCTCCTCCATAATCTCCTTTAGATAAATCTGTAAGTGTGTTTTTAGCATCAACTATTTCCCCCACACCTGGAAGAAAACCAGCAGTGGTTTCATTTATAGGAGTAGTATTAAACTCTTCTACTTTCATTTTAGCTAAAGATTGCTCATAAGTTTTAAGCATATCTTTTGGAACCATAGCACCATTACTAGCTTGCACCATTTCTCTTTTAGCGCCTCCCTTTTGATATTCTTTAGCTCTTTCTGAATACACTTTATAGAATTGTTCTATATATTCTTCTGGTGTTTTATTTTCTAAAGGTTTACCATCCCGCCCTAACTGTCTATTAGGTCCATATTTAGTAGGGAATACTTCTTCCAGAGACTTACCATCTCTTAACACGTTTCCTAAATATTTTCTTGTACCCTGTCTTCCTAACATATTAGACAGAGCAGATATTTTTACAGGATCTAAGCCGTATTTAGAAAGATTCATCTGAGGATCATATTCTTTAAATAATTCTATACCATCTTTCATTATGTCTTTATCAAACCTTTCTTTAAAAAATCTTTTTTGTGCGGCTATATCTTTAGCGAACTCTTCACGTGTTCCAGGGTATATATCTTTTATCTCACTAAACCTTCTTTGATACAAACCAGTAGCACTAGATTGATCATTAATCATAAGTGCTCCTCCTACAGATTCTACATCTGCAATACCTGCTGCAAATGCATCAAAATCATAATCCATATTTTGAATATCCTGCTGCTTTTGTAAGTCTGAAGTTTTAAATGATTGTACAAATGGACTAACAAACACACCAGACTCACGTTTAGGTTTTGTATACTCAACCTTTTTACCTCCATCCTCTTTCTTCTGTACATACTTATCATAATCACTAGCAAAGAATGCTGCAAAGCCGCCGTGTTTTTGCTGAATCAAGGGAAGCGGGTTTGGTTTTTTGGGTAAATTTAATGTAGGCTTTGTATTAATCATATCATACTTATCCATACTATATTGGTTAGCTAATATATTTACATTACTGTCTGGTGCAGTATGGGTATAATATTCACGATCATAAGGAGACTGATAGTTAGAAGCATCAGGATACTCTCCTTCTTTAACAGTTCTACGTAATCTATCAATATCTGTAATAAGCCGTCCAGCAGGACCATGCATAGAGAAGGGGCCGGTAAGAGTAGGGTCAACATGAGCGTACTCCTCAAAAGCTAGTGACAGATATTGTGATTGTGGCTTTTCGTACGCTGATGGATGAATAGTCCTTCCAGGACCAAACTCACTCTCTCTTCCGTAAGGATCGGGAATATATATACCTGCTTTTACACCAGCCTGATATTTTTCATAATCTTTAGGGTCTGTCAAATTTAGATCAATTTCTGTTCCTGGGTTTGTTTCAGGATGAAAATAAGTACCCTCCGGTATCTGAAGTGTTCTTCTGTTTCTCACAAAGTTTGGACCATGCATATAAGCATCTCGAGGTGGAATATAAATATCTTTACTAGCAAAAGGCCCTACAGACTCAGCATGACCTCTAAACTGTCCTTTTTGTCTAAATATAATCTTTTCTTTCTCAGTCATTTTCCTGATTGGCTGATTTATTATATCAGTAGCAGGATTATTACCAGCTAAATTTAAAGCATCTATGAAATGTATATCTTTTGTAACTTCATTTTCTTTCCCAACCGTAATAGGAATAGACTGTGAAACACCCGCTGGAGTTATATAAGCATCATATAACTGTTGCTGTGCTGGAGTTAAGGACGCATAAGTTTCATCCGTAAGTGCTGTTATGTCTACATCAGGAAAAGTTGGAACAACTGTAGCAGGTGCATCAGGTGTATGAGGACCACCATGTTCATAAGTAGTAGGAAAACCATAACCAGATCTAGCATCTACGTATGTAGACTTCTTTGGTTTATTTATATCATTAGCAAAACCACCACCCCTAAACTGAGGTTCAGGCATATCTTGACGCATCTGCTGTTCAGCCATTCTGAATAGTTCTAGGTAATCACCTTTATACCCATCCTTCTTAGCCCTAGTTATAATTTCTAATTTTTCCCTGTTACTTAGAGGCATTTCGTTTGCTATCCTTTGCTACTCGTTCTTGTGAATTTATTCTTTTCTCTTCAAGTCTAATCTTGTCATCCATATTGTCAGCTTTATCTTTTAGCTCTTGAGCTTTAAGTTCTAACTCTTGACGTTTTAGTTCTTGATTTGCTTCTGCATTGATTAGTGCAACTTCAATCTGAGTCTGTCTGTTCTTCTCAGAGTTGTCCATCTCCATTGCTTTTTGTTGATTAGCTGCTTGGATTTGTTTTTCTTGCATCTCCATCTGAGCTTGCTGCTGTGCTTGTTGTAATTCTTGCTGTGCTTTCTCAGCAGCTCTAATCTTATCTTTGATAGCTGTAAAGCTTTCTTGATCTATAGCTTCTGCTACAATAGATGCTGGTGTACCATTCTGTATCATAGCTTGTGCTAGTTGCTCTACCTTCATTTTCTTCTCAATATCAGAAGCTGAGTTACTAGCAAATATACCATAGTTAGTTTCAGAGTAGTCAGTACCATCAATGCTAAAGAACTCAGATGTTCCGTCAGGCATATAAAACATTGCACTCTTACTACCATTCCAAGCATCTTTAGAATAATCTAAAATAGCTTGTATATCTCTTTGCTCTAGTCTAGCAAATTTACGGAACATATCCTCTGTAATATGTGAAGATTGTACAATAGCTTGCTGACTTGTTCCTTTACCTGCATATGTTCCAATACTACCTTGTCTTTGTCTATTTACTCCTGAGATTCTTTCCCATTCTTGTATGATAGATTCTAGTAATACAACATACTGTTCTATAGTTTTGATAGACATGTCCATTACAGCTTGATGTTGAGGATTCAGCTGCATACCTTCTTTGTTATAGTCTACCCATGCAATACCAGTTGCATCAACATAGTACATAAACTTATCCATGTCCCACTTCTTAGGAATCATGTTGATGTCAAACTGTGCAATAATATCTTTTGATTTTGCAATAGCAATTTCTAATCTGTACTTGTAGATATTGTAATTTATTTGGTAAGGAATACCTAATCCTACAAGTGATATATTCTCTGAGTTTATTTCAGAATACTTTCTACCATTGATTGGTAGCTTACCGTTTGATGGGTTGTCAAGTGTAAATCTTTGATTTTCTACTGGACGAACATCTACGTACATATCATCAGCAATCTTTGTACCTTGCCACACTTCTGTTACCCATTCATATGAGATCTTAGCACCTGCCTCTTTTAGTTCATCTGTAAGTTTTGTTTTTCCTTCTACTACCTGCTCTTCCATTTCTCCTGTAATAGGATTTGGGTATGTTAAGAATCCAACCTGTTTCATTGACTTCCAGTAAACAGTATTTACCTCAATAAGTCTGCTTCTGTACATTTCTACATTATGCATAGAATAACCTTGACTTAAGTGTGCATCATTAGAAAACTCTTCAGGTCTCTCTAATCTGTCTATTTGCGCATCTGTAAGTTCTTCTCTAAACATATCTACGATTGTAGATGCATGTGCATATTTACGAATCAATGCCCAGTCTCCATCTTCCACAAACTCACAGTCAGGATCTTTATCATAGTCAATATCTACAGGATTTAGTACCTCGTAAAATGGTTCATTATGTCTTACCCCTCTATGTGTGTAGCACTCACCTGATACTAAGAAATGAAACCAAGCTTTCTGAAACTTATCATACATCTCTTGTTCTTGCATGATATAGTTTACAGCCTGCTGACCCATGATTGCTCTAGCATCTACGTAACTCTTTTCAAATAATTCTGCTACTTGCTTTGGCATCTGTACCTCTTCTGTGGGCACACCAGTTTGCATTCCCATCTGATTAAGACGGTTGATAAATTTTTGTTGCATAACCTGCATTAGAGTAGCTTTCTTAGCCTCCTCTTTAATAGACACGGTATCCGCATTTTTAACTACAACACTGTAATTAAGAGGTCGTTTAGATTTTTCTCCTAATAAAAGATCTATGATGGGTTTGATAATAGGATAATTACGTATTTTGGAAGGAAAGTTACTACGGCTTTTACCGTAAGGTTTTGTTACGTATTTATAATCTTCTTCCTCTACGTGACCATTATAATAGTCATACAGTTGCTGTAGTTTACTCTTGCGGTTACCATATCCATTTGTATTTGATAAGCCTATAAAAGCTTCTACGCATTCTTTTCCCCACTTGTCATTCTTTTTAGAATCTGCAAGTTTTTGTTTGGGTATACTATGATTTGCTGCGTACATATATTAAAACATTTGTCTATTGAAGAAATCATCCGTAGATCTATCTTCATATATATTCTTTACTTCAGCATTGTACAACTCTCTGGAATGGTACATTGCTATCATAAGAGACATAACTCGGTCAAAGTTACCTTTATGATTAAATTTAATTAATTCTTGCAACAGTGCTGGGTCATAGATCTTATGCAAATTTAACGATTCTTTTCCATCATCTTCAACCCCTCTAGCTGAATTTAACCAATCTCTTATATATATCTCACCTTGCTGC